TAATATATTCAACCACTATCACTCACCTCTTTCATTTCTGATTGATTCAATCATTGCCCTTTTGCCTTGTTCTCTTATTTTAGTTCTGGGATTGATATCCAAATCTTGCATGATTTCATAAAGTTCCTCTATACCCATTTGCTCTAATTCACTTTCAACTTCCTTTTTAGTGATGCATTCAGATGGAAATGAGTCAATGTCTTTTTCTTCAATTTCAAATTTATCTCCAACATTATACCTTGTTCCATTATATTTCCACCTCTGTGGTGCTTCAACAATATATTTTGTAATCAAAAAAGCACCTCCTTTCATCACACTTTTCTTATTCATTGACATTCAAAATATAGATATCATTAATTGATTCAAAACTTGGCAAAAATATGCCAGAAACAATATTCATAACATTTACAGGATGTTTTTGCTTAATAGTTGTTATAGCAATACCTGTATTGACAATACTTACCTCAGCATCTGTAGCTCCACTCATTAAGTCACTTTCCTCAGGTGTAGTTCCAAAGTGAGTGTATCCTAATGTTCCACTTGGAATTAATGTAAATACATCATCTGGAAAGAATTTTGAAGCAGATTGATTTTTGACAGTAGTTGCATACTTCTTACCATAAACAGTCACAGACAAATTCAATTTCTGTGATAAATAGCTTTTTAGCAATTCATCTGTCATAATTATATTGCTTCCACCAATTTTATCCATGTCCATTCTGATAGAATCATTTTGAAGCAAGTAGTTCCAAGTTGTTCTTGTGCATATAGCTCTAGTTAATGGTTCATCAGATGCTTCTTGAGCATTTTGAATATCTTGAATAGGTGTGGCATCATCCAAATCACTCCAAGCACTTGTTCCAGATAGGTTTTCAATCCTACCAGAATCCAAGTTGTAGTCATATTTGTATGCTTGTCTATTAGCTGATATATCAATAGTTCCTGTGGATAGCAATTGCATCCTCATTCTTTCAGCATTAACTTCAGCACCATCAACCAACCCAGCAATATCATCATAAATATTACCTATTATCTGTTCAATAGCAGCAGAATTGCCTCCACTTAACAGCATATTGATTTGCTGCCTATCTTTTTCTCTAATGCTCATGCTTTCCCTGAAGAATGGCATTTCAGTTTCAACTTCACTGAAACCAATCCTCTCTCTTTGAGTAGCTTTAGCATCAAAGTTTGATGGTGTTAATGCTACAGGCAATCCACCAGCACCCTTTATCCATCTCAATTCAAGTCCCATTTGCTTTTGAGCTGGAAATAAAGCCTTGCCCAAATATGGAACAGAATTTGATTGTTTTTCCTCCCAATAGCTTGCTAGTTCTTGCGGTGTTACATAGTCAAAAATAGTTGCCATTTCATTTCCCTCCTTTGTTTTACAATTTTATTATTCAATTAATGCTAATAAAGCATTTTCTTTGAGTGCTTCTAATGCTTCATCAACTGGTGTTTCTGGAAGTTTGCTTACATCAATAAAGCCATGAACTAACATAGTTCCACTAGCATCTCCATAACTACAATCAACATCATCCAGCAGAATACCTTCTGCTCCATCAGCATTACCATCTACACTTCCATCTAAGGCAGCAGCAGCAGCAGCTTCAACAATTCCACTTCCATCTTCATCACCTGAAATGGATGCTTCAACTATTTGTCTTGTTTCAAAGTCATTATTTATAGCAGCAACTATTTCTGCAGCAGTGGAAGTAATAGCACCAGCTCCACCAGTTGCTAAGTTTACAGTGATGTCTCCATCATCAAAATCCACAGATAAATCTTGGTCATTACCAGATGGGTCAACAAGTGCAATAGTAATATCTTCATCATCAGATGGAGTTCCAGTTGAATTCTTACCTTCTACAATAACTGTTGAGTTATCATTAGTTGATTCAATAGTCAATGATGCCATGGTATCAGCAGTGTTTTTCTTTTCAACAAATAAATCTTCATCAGCTAAAACACTTCCACCAATTCCACCAATTACTGTTCCTGCAACTAGAATATCATCACCAGCTGACACATTATCAGCCTCAACTGTTACGGCCATACCAACCCAATGGTCAGCAAATTTCAAAATTTGAGTCTTATTTTCATAGCTAGTTTCAACATATTTCATTTTCATTTTCCCTCCTTTAACTTACCATTTTATTTACCAAAATAATGTTTTTGTGCTTCTTCTGCTTCTTGATTAGCTTTTGAACTTTCATTTGCTATTTTTTTGCCCAACTTCCCTGTTTCATTTCCTTCATTTTTGCTATTAGAAGTGTTGATGACCTTGCCTTTTTGCTCCAATTCTTTCAAAAATTCCTCTTTCAAGGCATTTTGAATTGATTTTAGATCTTCAACCTTCCTTTCAATATCCTCTGCTTCCATATCATGATTAACACTGATATATTTAGCAAGTCTTGGGTCAAGTTCTTTTTTAGCAGTAGCTTTTTCTTTGTGGGCATCCAACCTATCAACCTTTAACTGTTGCTTTTCTTGTTCCAACTTCTGCTTTTCTTGTTCCAACTTCTCTTCTTCACTAAGTTGTTCACTTTTCAGCTCTTCAAGTTGCTTCTTTAATTGCCCCTTTTCATTTCTGTATCTGTCTAGTTCTTTTTGATGTTGTTCTTTCATTTCTTCAATTTGACTATTCATTTTTTCCAGCTTAGAGTCAACACCATTATCATCATTATTTTGGTTTTGTTCCTTTTGCCCTTCTTGTCCTTCTTTTTCTTCAGCCATTTTCTTTCCTCCTTCATCCCAGTTTTCACCCTGACCTAGCATTGCTACAACTGGTCTGTTATTTTACTTTGCCAATTATCCATCTTCAGCCAAAGCCTGTCTGCAAAAGCCCATTCTTATTGCATCGCTGGATGTTGGTCTATAAGTTTAACTAAATGTTTGCCTTCTTTTTCACTTATCCTTCCAGCCTTAATGTATTGTTTTAGTTCCTTTTTTTGTTTTTTTAACTTTTCAACAGAAACATCTTCATCAATAGGCATTCCACCAACCTCTTTCAAATCATTCACCCCTTTTTTGTGAGCAACATAAAGGTTTCATTTATCAAATTTCCATCTCCATCCAATTCTCTAATGTTCACTTTTGTAGCTTTACTTTTTTCAACTATTTCATCATCATCATCCAAATAATAAATTTCTGTCTCTTTTGTTTTTGCCATTATAACACTGAACCTCCTATGAACTTCCTTAAATTTTGCGGAATTGCTTCTCTACCAAATATGTCTGCCAGTGCAGTTATTCTATTTGGCAAATATTTCAACTTATCAGGGTCAGTGAATAAGAATTTAACAGCATCAGCAAAATCTTCAATATTGGATTCAGCTTGCATAGAATATTGGCTACAATAACCTATATCATCATACTTGATTGCCTTTTTCCATTTATAACTAGTGCTGAACCTTCCTTTTGCTACCAATGCCTTGTCTAATTCATGTCCAGCCTCATGATAAAGTGTTGGGTTTATGTGTGCTTGAGCTTTTGCTCCTGTAATATTACCATTTGAATAAAAGCTAATTTGACCATCACCAGCAGTTGCAAAGGATTTGAAATTCTCAATACCATATTCTTTTTCCCAATAGTCATCCCATGGATTTCTGCCATCAAACAACACTATGCTATCTACATTTTCAGTCAGTTTTTCTGGCATTTCTTTGTAAAGGTTTTCTAATTCATCAAACTCTATTTTTTGTTTAGAATAATCCAAATCAACTGGCTGAATTAATTCTGTATTTTTAACATTTCTGATTTTACAGTCTCTGCTTTCACCCAATATATTCCTTTTTTCAATTTTATCACCAGCTTTTTTTGTTCTTTCCACTGGCATATCATTAGCACTTGGTGTTAGCTCTTCACTTATATATGGAGCATAAGCACATCTACAATAAGGATGTAAAGGCAAACTTGGTTCATCACCAATCTTATATACATTATTATGTAATTCTGCACATTCACTACAAGTTTTTTCATCAAAAGTTGCTAAATATCTTACTTTTTTAATATGAGCTTGTTCATAAACATCCAAATTTGATTTATTCCAAACAGCATTAGTCCAACTTCTAACAGTCATATCAACTCTATTTTGCATTTTATTTGCTAATTTATTAAGTCTAGCAGTTGTCTTGGAAGGATGTTCACCTAACATTATGCTATCCATGACTTCTTGTTCCACTTTAAAAGCAACATCATCACCATATTTGCCAACATATTCAGTCATGGTTTTCCCTTTAATCATTATGTTATCAACAACTTCAGACTTAACAGCTTGAACAGGCAACCCAGTATTTAAATTTTCATAAGCAATTCCCAAACCTTTTTGTTTTTTTAAGAAGTTTTGCATCCATCTGGTTTCATTCTTGTATAAATTTGCCAAATCATCTCTGAATTCCTTAGCAAAATTGCCTTTATATTTTCCAAGTTGTTCTCTAATAGTTGATTTGAGTTTTTTGGCTCTATTATACTTGTAAATTTCTTTTCTTGACCATTTCCCATTCTTTTGAGCTTTAGCAAATATTGTATCAATTTCTTTTTGAACTCTTTTATGTGTTCTCTGTAATTTTTTAGCATACTTATTAGCAAATTGTTCTTCAGCAAGTCTGTTTTCTACCTTATGACTCAACATGGCTGTTCAGCTCTTCATACGCTTCATTTCTTGCCTTGTTTTCTTCAGTTTCCAAGTTTTTCAGTTCCTCTTCAGGTTTTTCAAACAATTCAGGCAATTTCTTTATTGCTGTTTCTTTTGTCATCAGGTTCATACCTCTTAATTCAACAATAATATCAATGAGCTTTTTAAGTTCATTTGGAAGTATGTTACCATAATTGATAGTTTGTTCCTCTGGAGCACTACCTCCAGCCATCTGTATAGCATAGCTGTTAATCAACTTTATTCCAGTTGATAAATCACCCCTTAATGATTTAACTTTGGATATCACATCAATAGCCTTGATTTCCAATGCTTCTCCACTGGGGTCACCTGAACTAAGTAAATCAGCCAATACATACTCTGGAAAATCATTTTTAACAATACTCTCAAGGTGTTCTTTTTCCTCTGCCATCAGCTTTGCTATGTTGCCTTGCATTTCCAAATATTCCATCTGGCCTTCAGTTCCTAAATGTAACAACTTCATAGCCTTACCTCTGGATGAAGACATTTTTTCCTTTGTATCTTCACTAAATTGCTTTCCAGTGAGAGTGTCCCAAATGATGGGGTCACCATGAATATAGAATATGGAATTCAAAAAAGCACTAATTTGATTGTGTTCATCTATTTTATCCAACAGTGGCTCAATATTATATTCAGTTTCAAAATCCACTACTGGAATGAATTCCCAAGTCAATGGCCTGCTATTCTCTGTCTCTTCACCATCTTCATATTCTTCAATATATTTGTATTCTTCAGTGTTATAATACACTCTTTCAATTTCAGTTTCTGTGAATTTCTTTTCCTCTGGGTCAAATGATTCAATAGTTCCAGTGATTTTAGCATATACAATTTTATTTCCAGATCTTTTAATCTCAACACTATCAGGATCATGAACTGAAAACACAATACCTTCTTCAGTGCTAACCAATTCAACCACTGACCTTTGGTCTAGTATGAGGTGAAGTAATAAGTTGTATTTCATTAATTGAAATTCATTGAAATTCCAGATCTCTTTTATTTTATCAGCCTTATCACTTTCAATTTTCAAATCCTCTTGTAAAGTGAGAGCACTCATTGTGAAAGTTGTTTTTGGTACTGGATTGTAAATTAATTTTGTTTTATCAAACAGATCTTTTTCATTCAGATAATCATCCTCATATAATTCATTATCATTATCAAAGAATTTCCAAGCCCTTTCACTCATTTCAACACCTCCTTATTTAGCCCCAGCTGTCCCAATCAAGTATATCCTCTTCACCAATTTGAGCAGTAGCATACTTCCTGCCTTGCCAAGCAATAGCTTTTTCCATTACTCTGTCATCATGGTGTCCAGATTCAGCATTATAACTTCCTTTTTCATCTCTAACATAAGTCATACATTCTTCAAAAGTCTTATAGTCCTTAATTACCATTTGATTGGTATTGACAGCACCAGTTCTCAACTCATCTATCATCAAGAATTTGTTTTGACCAGTCCACCATCCCATTTTTCTAGTTTGTTTATCATTCTTTTTGTCCGACTGATATCTGAAGTGAAATCTTTGTTCTGGATAATTCAATTCCTTGAAGATTGTTGTGTTTGTAGTGAGCCCATGGTTATTATGTTCAACCATCATGTAAGCCCAGTTATACTTTTCACCCCATTCATATAATAGATAGCCAAATTCATCTGCTTCCCAATGACCATGGATTTGAACCACTTGCTTCCAGTTATCACCTCTAAAAATAGAAGCACTTGACCAGTCATTCCCTTCATCACCTTCTGCAACATCAGCCCCTATAATGTAAATGGGACAATTTCTACTTGGTTTTTCAAAAACAAAAATATTAGCATTTGGCCATTCCTTTTTATTCTTTTCAATAGGCATTTCTACATATTCAAATTTCACCCTTCTTTTTATGCTGTCTGTATCTCTAATTTGTGGATATGCATTTAAAGCCTTAATTGGTTTGATGTTCTCTTTTATTTCCAAAATTTTATTTTGAACCTTCTGTATATTAAACACTGGATTGCCTGAAGCTATGAATGCCTCATTGGGTTCAGTTGGAAATTCTTGTTTCATTTCATACAAATCTTCATTTTTATCATCAACATACTTCCTATAATACCACCACAACTTATTCCAGTTCATTTCTTCAATATTCTCCATATAGCTTTTAAGGTGTTTAAACACCCCTTCTTGAGCTTTGTTTACATTTTGCTTAAACTTACCTTTAGCAATATCATTATCAAATTCTTTGGTGTATTCTGTCTGGATAAACCATGGAATAAAAATTGGAACATAATCAGATTGGCCTGTTTCTGCCTTTTCCCATCTTTTTTGAAAAGCATTATAACCATTAGCTGTTGATTCAAAAATTATAAAAGAATCAGGCACACAAGCATCTAATAGTCCAGATAAAGTTTTTTCAATGTTTTTCCACCAAGCCAATTCTGAAACATGAAGAAAATGAATTGTAAATGATTGCCCTGCCCTTCCTGCTCCAGCACTTTTTCCAGCAGTGCTAACACCCCAACTTGAGTTCATACCTGTTCCATCATCTTTTGCCCACCTGAATTCTCTTTTATTATTGTATTTTTCAGTGGGTTTTAAAATAGGTGGAATTGGATTGTAATAGCTCTTGGCTTTTTCAAATACATTAGAAGTTGATTCACTTTCATGTGCTACTGTGTAGCCTTGAAAGTTCTTTTTCACAATCCCATGAGCTAATTGTAATGCTGTTACATAAGATGAGATGCCCAATTGCCTTGCTTTTAGCACCAAAGCCTTTAAGCTGTTATCCTTTTGATAATGCTTTTTTAAAATCTGTTGTGCTTGGTTTGGAAAGAATGGTACTGATTTACCTTTTTTATTATCAATGGTGAAAATCAATTCAACCAGTAATGTTAAATCATTTTCAATTTGTTCTCTTAATAATTCACCTTGTTTATCCTCTGAAACAATCTTTTTGGCTACAGCACTTATGAATTTTTTGTCCTTATCAATATCATGATTTTCATCCCAAAGTTCTTTTCTTTTTTCTATAATATCTTGTGCTGAATACATTTCAATCACCTTTAATCTTCCATAAAGTCCTCCAATTTGGTTTCCTCTATTTGGATTTGAGCTTTATCTATGAACATTCCATAAACTTTAGACAATGCTTCAGCTGCCTTCCTTCTGTCCTTTTCTTTCAAGTCTGGATCTCTAAGCTGTGCTGTATAAAGCCTTAATATTTCATTCCTATCAGCAATCAATTCATCTTGGATTTCTTCAAGCCTTTCATTAATTGCCTTCTTAATTTTAGGTTTATTTAAGTTTTCAAATCCAATAACATGAGCTGATTTTTTTGAATAACCTGCCTTCATAGCAGCCTTGGTAGCATTAAACAATTTCAAATAATAATCAATAAATAATTTCTGTTTACCAGTTAGATCTCTATAAGCATTGTGGTCATATTCTTGTTCATCCTTATGCTGCCAACAATAATCATAACCTGCTTCACAAGATCTTTTACACCTTTCACCTTCTTCAGTTATGTGTTCACATTGTCTTTCAGTTTTGGACATAATAACACCTTCCCACAAAACCTATTCCCTCTATTCTATTATAAGATATAAAACAAAAAAAATATAGCTAAAAAAATAAAAAAGTGATATGTTAACCTTACTGTTATTATACAGTTTCAGTTAACATACCACCTGAATTATTAGTTTTTCAAATTATACAAATACAAATATACTCCCATATACACCATAGGAACAACAAAAAGCCACAAATTAACATTTGTATATGTTACATAATATAATAAGATTAAATGAATTGTAAAAGCCAAAATAAACAACAAATAACCAACATTAAGCCCAAATTCATTCTGCCAACCAGTCAATAATATAGCAAACAACCCCAACCAACTTAAAAACACGAATAAAAATGCCATTAACTTTAAGTCATTAAAACCTTCATTAATCACATTATCACCAAATAACATAATCAAAGCAGTCACAACAACTCCCAAGCAATAGATAGTTAGAATTACCAACCCACTTCACTAACTTTTTCAGCAAAGCCTTTCAAGTCAAAAGTTTCAACAACAATTCCATCACTATAAGTATCATATTCAATTTTTAAAACATCACTTTTCTTACATTTTTCAATAAAATCAACATACCATTCTTGTTTAGCAAATTTGATCACATGTCTATCATGAACCACCCAATTACTTTTAACAGCTTCATCATCATCAAATCTATACCTGACACCACCATCTTTTACCAAATTATCATTAATAATTCCAACCACATCAACCTTATAATCTTCATCAAAAGCCAATACAAACAGCCTCCAGTATTGTCTTAAATCCAAATTCTCAATACTTCCTTCACTCAACTTCATCAAATAATAACTAACTTCATCATCCATCTCATTTACTGATTCTGTAAAATACCAACCTGTAATTTCTTGTTCTGAGCCTTTTGCTATTCCAGTAAACAATCCTAATACAAAAGTCACCAATATTATCACAACAAACCAAAACATCAAACTTCTTTTTTTATTTTTCATTTTCATCCTCCTTTGGTATTATCTTCACCCTATCAAAAGTTGTCTTTGAAATAAATTCCTTTTCATTTTCTTTTACAAACATCATGTAACCATCTCTTTGAAAAACTTCCCAAACCCCCTTAATAACACACACCAATTTTTCACCTTTATACAGTAAGCACTTTGAGGTGTAAGCCCTTTCTGTTTTTGGTGATGGTTTATATTTTTGATAAGCAATAATGGCTGTTAGAATAATGATTACAACAATCAAGTGAAAGCTCTCAATTACCAATCAAAACACCTCAACTTTCCATTTTCTAAAATACAAACTTGTTTGTCAGGCATAAGTCTATTTCTTATGGTATCACCATCTTCATAAGCCTTTTTCAGCTTTTTTGAATCTTCACCTTCACATAAGTCTATTTGTTTTTCAAAGCCTTTAATGTTCTTTTCATCTTTCATAAAAAAGACAGCACTCATTAGCTTTCACCCACCCTTTCATAAAGTTTATCAACCAATTCAATATTTATTCTGGTTTGTAATCCAACTATCCTACCACCTAAACTCATGTATTCATAATAACTATTTGCTTCATCAACACACAAAATCAATTTTCTGGTATCAATATCACTATCTTTTTCAACCACATTCCCTTTTCTAAATTTTGCCATGGGTTTCCTCCCTACTACCTGTAACACCTTTTTGGTTTTGGTATTTTCCATTATATGAATTTTTTGCTGGTGTTTTTAGCTCTTCAAAAATTATTTGGCAAATTTTGCAACCTTTTGTTAAATTAATCACAGCATCACCTTCATTCAAGATCTCCAAAGTCAACTGCCCTTTAAAACCTGCATCAACATAACCTGCATTTTCAATTTTCAAACCTTTTCTGCCCCAACTTGATTTGCCTGAAATTTGTGCGCTGATTTGGTTTGATAAAGCAACCCTTTCAACAGTAGTAGCTAAAACAAAATCATTTGGTTTTAATAAAATAATTGGATCATCTATATCAATATATTCAGCCTTCTTTGAAAATGTTATAATTTGATCTTTTTTGATTTTCTTAAAACCCTGCCCCAAAGTCAAATCATAACTGGAAGGTTGAAGATCCTTCTCATTATATGGTTCAATTTTTATATGCTCTTTTTCAATTGCTTCCTTTATGTCAACATCTGATAGCATTTGTTAGTTCCTCCTTTTCTTTTTCTAAAAGTTCATCAATTTCAACCTTTTACTCATCAAACCCCTCCCACTTTTTGTTAAAAGTTATATACCATAAACCATGCCTGATAGCATCTCTGGCATGATTCTTTCCAACAATCCACATTCCCATTCCTTTCAGCCTTTCCTTATCAAAAAAGGCACTACCTATTCCAGCTGGTTGTAAGGTTGATTTTATATCATTTTGCCTACACAAAAACTCAATAACACCAATAACCTTAGCTGTTAATAATTCCTTATTTAAGTTGGCTGAAATTGTGGTTGTTCTGATTGTATAATTTTCCATTAACACCTCAAACTTTTTACCACTTTCAGCTTTAATTTTGAAAATTTTCAAAAATCTTTTCCATTCAGTTTGACCACATTTCAATAGTTCAACTTTACTATTTTCAAATACTTCAAATTGTGCCCAACCCACTGTTTTGCCTGCATCTATGGCAAATAAAATTTTACTATTCATAATTCATCCAACTTTCAACTTCATTCATACAGTCCTTCACATTCTTTCCACAGGTTTCTGGATCTTTAGTACACAATTTACAAAAATTGATTTCAGCTTGATTAGTTCCATCCTTTGTTTTCAAAATGAAAGCCTTATTTTTCAAATCATAACAGACCACTACAGGCAATAAATTAGCACATTTTCTGAGCTGTTGTATGGAGTCAAAATATTTGTAGATTATGAAAGATGATGGCAATTTTTCATCTTTTTTGATTTCTTTTGTAGTTAATGGATGACCTTTTTTCAATGATCTTTGCCTGTAGATTTCAATAATTTTGCCCCTTGTCAAAATAGTCATTAAATCAGCTCCAATTCTTTTCTAATTTTTTCAAGTTCAGCCTGTTTCCTTTTCATTATCTGTTTCAATTCTTTAAAAGTTGTGATATGCTTGTCTCCATTCCTAATAGATCTTTCAAAATATGTTCCCAAAGCACTTTCAATATCAACATGATATGTCCTTTTTCTTAATGTATAACCTTTGTCTGTATCAGTTTTGACTTTTTTACCTAAAATGTATTGGAATTTATCACTTTCCACCATCCAATCATCTTCAAGTTCAATCTGTACCATTTCCTCACCCCTCTTTAAGCATCAACTTTTTAATAGCTTCACAATATTCACCATTATTTTTGAAATTACATTCTCCATACCATTTACAATTCTTACATATATTTTCAATTAATTGTTTTTCAATAGGGCATTCTCTATCAAATATGGATTTGAATTCACATTTTCCAGTCCTATCACAAGCCCTTACCAATAGAGAAGCAATTTCTGGACTAACTTTTTCAGCAATTTCATCTTTCATCCTTTCAACCACAGTTCTCCAATGTCCTTGAGATTGATAACAGAGCCTTACTTCAGCAATTTTGACCAAAGTCATCAAGTTAAACCTTACACCAATTTTTGTCAGAGTATTGATAGGCAAAACCCCTCTAGCATCTTCAGGTGAAGCCCCTGTGTCTAACAATTTTTCATAGCTTTTTTGAATATCTTTCATAGCTAACTTGTATTCATGATTCCTTGCTTCATCATTTTCAATTGTCATTCCTGTATCATACTTAAAATCATCACCTTTTTTAGTAGCAAATCTCATTGACTCTTGGCTATAAGAAGCCCCAACCCTATTTCTAACACATTGGTGGGTGAAAGATCTTGGAACATCCTCAATTTGGAAAACATAATCACCTCCAAACTCTATTGCTCCATTCAACCTTGTCTTTTTCAATTCATTTAATGTTTTTAAAGCCTGTTTATTACTGATGCTATCCAAATCATGTATCATATTTCCATTCATATTTTGAACAGCACAATGGATGGCTTTTAGTGGATTTTGTGGCCAGCTAATTAATGTTATTTTCATATTAACACTTCCTTTTGATGTAGTCCCAAAAATTTATTTCTTTTGGATTAACAAATGTTCTTATTTCATACTTCTCTTTTTCTTTTTTTAGCCTTGAAGCCTCATGTTGAGAAATGTCTGCAATCTTTCCTAAATAATATCCATCTTTTTTCATGTCCTCTTTAGCCATCTGAGTGATAACTGTTTTTGCTCCTTTTTTAGTGTTATAACCATTTGAATAAGTTTCAATCATCTTTTCATTCTCATAAATCACATATAATTTATCCATTTTCATCCTCCCTTTTTTTGCATAATAAGTCTGAAATCCTTGCTTTTATCAGCTGTAAAATGACTTTGAGTTCTTGGTTTGAAACCTCATCAACTTTCTGCCCATGAATATACATCTCTTTTTTTTGAATAGTTCCATCTGACAAATTTTCAATCTGACTTTTAATATATTTCTTACTTAAAACAAGCCCCTTAATTGTGTTCATCATCTCAATATCAAGTGATATGTCTAATAGCTTTTGTTTAGTCATCCTGATCCTCCTTAATAATACATCTGAAAGTAAAGTCTATTGTTCCATCCAAATGTTGTCTCAAAATTCCACAATCCTTACAAATCACTAAATTCATATTTTTGGACACTATATTATCCCAATTGTGTGATTTTAAATATTCACTATAAGAAAACAGTTCAGTTCTGTATAATGTGAATGGAATACATTTCATTTTATTCACCATACTTTTCTTTGTGTTTTTTTACTTTTTCTTCAGTCACTTCAAACATAAAATCAATAAAAATCATTTTAATATCTTTAATCACCCTGCCATGAATCATTACCTGTTTACCTACTTTCAATTTGTCTTTGTATTCTTGATATTTTTTTGGGTTGAATTTTACTCTAATATGAGCAGTTCCATCAACCAAATCCATCATACAATATCTTTGACCCATTTCCCATTTAGAATGAGGTGATGGTTTCCCAAAGTCACCAATTCTGGCATAATTAATTCCTGAAAATACACCTCTCAAATAATGAGTTCCTGACCTTTTAAAATCAAGATCTTCAATATCAGTGAAATTTGCTCCATATTCATTTGCTAGTTCTCTCACCTTTTTGATATTTTTATCCAATACTGGAAATGGAAATAATTCTTCATTTGCCATAAATTCTCTCAAGTTCTCTTGTTCTTCACCTTCACATTCCTCCCATGCTCCAACTTGTCTTAATAGCTTTCTAACACCAGAATGGAATGTTCTGTTGTCAATATCAT